CTTGAATTTGTGCTGGCTTCTTTCCAGTTACAGGACGTAAATCTTGATAAATTTCAATTGGAGTTGCTGGAGTATAGTCTGGGCTTTCCATATCTTTATCTTTAATTTTACGACTTTGTAATGGGCCTGTACGATCAGCTTCCATACCTTTATCTTTTTTATTCATTATTTATACCCTCCTCCAGCTTTTTTATATTCACTGGCTAATAGTTGTGCTTTACGTGCTGACCATTGACCAGCCTTTCCACCTCGTGTACCGGCTTTAATACTTTCAAAAAGTTTTTTTCTTACTCCTGGTTTAGTATAATTTCCAGCTTCATTTACTTTTGATACTGCTCCACCAGTAGCTTTCTTGCGAGATTTTCCGGCAGATCGTAATGCAATAGCGATTGCTTGTTTTTGTGGCCTTCCACTCTTTACAAGTTCACTAATATTCTTACCAATAACTTTTTTAGTTGTCCCTTTTTTTAATGGCATTAGTATCCTCGTAATGCTTTCCCTTGCCCACGTTTACAATTAGCCTTTCGTACTTTAACTGCACCACCTTTTTTCATTTTCTTTTTTCGAATGCTGCCACCAGCTTTATTTATGGAACTCATTTCTTTTAGAAAATCTTCCATACTTTTTTGTTTTTCATCCATTTCAAATAAACCTAAAAACTTTTCAGGAGATTTCTTTACCATCTCAATATCTTTACGTTCTAAAGCTTCTTGAGAAGGTGGCATTGCACGGCTAACAGATTTAAGTTTATCTACAGCGGCAGTTGGAACTTCCCTTTCTACAAGCTTTGATGGTTTAGGCGCTTGTACTCTAGGTTTAGGTGCTTGTACTTTTTTGCGTTCTTCAGCTTCTTGAGAAGTCATGCGCTTTGGAGTTTTACGATATTTTGAACCCGGAAGTTGATCACCACTTGTACCAAAAACTTTTCGAGTACGTTCAATAAATCCTGGGGGAATATTAATATCAGCGGTACTAAGATTATCATCTTTTGAATAACCTTTAAGCTGATCTAAAATTTTCTTAATTTTAGAATCATTACGTAATGCTTCAATTTGCTTACTTCCTCTAGCACCCCGTCCTAAATTACGCATACGCTCTTTTAAAAGATCAATCTGATCTTGAGTTAATACAGCCATAATTACATTCCTTTCTTTTTATATGGGCCTTTACCATGACCACGTATAGCTTTACCACAACCGATTGATCCACCAGTTTTAAATGTTACAGTATTTTTTGGGTTTTTCTTTTTAGTTATTTCAGACATTTGTTTCTTACTCATATCTTCATAAACAGATTTGCGAGGTTTTACTTCCTCACTAATTTTAATTTCTTGATCAACTTTAATTTTATTAGGGTCTTTAATACTTGGATTTGCTTTTAATAACCTTTCAAGAGTTGTTCCTGTTTTTTTAGCAATTTCAGAAAGAGTATCACCAGATTTAATTTTATAAGATTTTTCATCTTTATTTACAAGATTTGCTGCTGCTAATCCACCAGCACCTACTCCTGCAGCTATAGCTCCTTTACGAAGCTTACTTGCTGTTTTTAAGTCTTTCTTAGATATACCCTCAAGCCTACCTGTTTTTGGATTTCGAAATGCTCTACCACTTCGCCTTCCTTTTTCACCCTGACCAAGAGCAGCCTTTAAAATTTTGATTAGTTTACTTGCAGCCATAATTACATCCCTTTCTTTTTATATGGGCCTTTACCATGACCACGCATAGCTTTGCCACAACCAATTGAGCCACCAGATTTGGCAGCACGGGTTTTAGTTGTAGTTTTTTTATCAGATCGTTTTACGCCTTCTTTATCACGAGAAGGTTTTCCTAAAATTTCTTCAATTTCTTTTTGTGAAAGACCTTGCATCCAATCTGCAGCAGCCATTTGTTGTTTTTTATCCACGATTTTTCCTCCACTTTGTTTTGCTACGCCATTTCGAGCTAACAGTCCAGTTTTTGGGTTATTAATTCTTTTATCCAGTAATTTGATTTGTTCTTCAAAAGATTTAATTTGTTTTATATTATCGTTTTTAATTTCAGTATTTAATTTAATAGCATCAAATTTTTCTTTAATATTTTCCGATTTAGCCCAACCTTGATTATAGTTTGTAATTTGAGCATTTTCTTTTTGTAATTTATCAACTTTATTTTGTAAAGTTTCAATTTCTTTTCTAGCTCTATTTACAGCACGTTGCATTCCAGACCTTCTTCCACCACTTTTTTGTAATTCAGAAAGTTTCCCTGGATCATTTCCTTTTAGTTGTTGACCTAATGGAGAAGTATCCGCCGGTTGTGTAACATCTGCAGCATCGTTTCCAATTTTCTTTCTAAGAGAATCAGTTTTACTGACACGTCTAAAAAATTTTTTAATAGCTTTCCTTGCTGCCATTTTATTTAACTTTCTTTTTGTAATGCATTGATCCACCGCAACTACGCATCAATGCTTTACCATAACCACGCGATGCTTTACCTGCTCCACGAATTGAACCACCTTTATATTTTTTTGCGGTATTTCCACCAGCTTCATAAATTTTAATTAAATCTTCAGCGGAAACATTTTCCATTTGTTCATCTGTTAATTTAATTTTGCCACGCATAGCATCTCTAATTTGATCTGGAGTAGCCCCTGGATCACGAGGTTTAGAAAAATTACGTGGAATTTCTACACCGCCTTGTTCAGCTTCACGACCTATACGGCGAATAAATTCTTTTTGAGGCTCACGTTTTTCAGATTCTTTTTTTGCAGCTTTTAAAGCTTTACGTGTTGGTTTGACACCTGAACTGGAAGGGCCATATCCTTCTTGCTGTCCAATAACTGTAGTAGTTGCTTCTTCTGGACGTTCCCTCATTCCTTTTTCTAGTTCAGCGCGAGACTCAGCTTTTGACTTTTCTTTAATAACCTTACGAGCTTTAGTTTTACCTAGAGGAGTTACAATTGGTTTTGGCTTTCCTGAAATTATTTCAGCTTTTTCTTTAGCATCTAATTGACGAGCTTTTTTCATAAAAGCTTTTGCTCGTTGTGGACCAAAGTATTTAAAAGTTTCCCGCTCACCAAATTCTTTAAAAAACTTAGCACCATCTTCACTATTAGCTCTACCTGATGATACAACTTCTTTAGCCCTTCTTTCTATTTTAGAAAGAGGACCAGATTTATCAACAAGCTTTCCAACTACATTCATAATTTTTTTTCGACCAGCCATAATTTAAAAACTCCCTTAGTTACTATATGGAATAACTGTATTATCTGCACCAGCAGGAGAAGCAGGAGCTTCCATATCATCCCTACGTGTCCTACGTGCTTGATTACGTAATGCCTCAATAGCTTCTTTATATCGTGAATCAAATAAAGGAACTGCTGAATAATTTTTCATAAACACCATAGCCTCAATCATTGAAGCATTAAATAAAGCATCATAACAATTTGATGTAAAGTAATTTGTATTTGAAACTGATGAAAGAGTAGTAGGACGAGCTACAGTCATAAACCTACCGTTATATGTAGATGCTGGAGTAGGTGCAACTCTAATAGATGTATTCGTAATACGAGAATAATACTTTGGTGTTCCAGTTGATGCACTCACAGGCCAAAAAGATGAAAGATACTCATCGGTTCGTAAAAGTAAATTAATTCTTGAACCAGCACTTTCAAAACTTACATTTTTAATAATACGTGTCCCAGTTGGAAGTGTAATATTTGCAGTGTTTGCTGAAATTGCAACTGATGTTTCTATAACTAAACCATAGTCATCTAAATCACGGGTTAGTCTTTCTTCGGCTCTATTTACCATATTTGGTACATAATCACTAAATTCCTGTGAATCGTTTTCACAGGCTTGTAAAATATCATTTACAAGATAAGTGTAATCAGCCATTAAAATTAACCGTAAAAAACTGTAATACTAGAAGCAGAAGCTGGTGCGGAAACAGATACAAGCCCATCAGTACGAATACCAAAATCTGACCAATCAAGATAAGCTGTACCGCTTACATCAAACTTAATAATGCTGCCAGCAGTGGAACCTAATGGTGTTGTTGATGTACCATCTAAAACATATGTACCGGAACCAACGGCATGAATAGCACGAATACGAGTATCAACAACTGTTACACTTGTTGTAATATCAACAAGAACACCACTCCCAACTAAATAAGAAGAACGAATATTGGTGGACACTATTGAATCTCCTTTAATATAAAAAAATAAAGTAAAAGTATATTAATGTTAATTATAATCGTGATATTCAATATAAACAAACCAAAAGAAAAGAGGGTTCCTATTACTAGAAACCCCCTTAACTTTATAGCTTAAACGTAAGCTACTGGCCTATTAGGAAGAACCAGAAGCACCACGCCATTGACGCCAATCACTCCAGCCGAAAGCATAACGCTCACGAGCCTTGAAGCGCATATTGCCGGTGTCAAAATCAGGCTCCATCTTGGTTTGAAGAGGAACACGAGTGAACATCTTCGTACCATTTGGAACGTCGGTCTTGAGGAACCAAGCATTGGTATCAGTAAAGCGACGGTTTACATAAAAACCATCAGAAACAACTGACATATGACGAACAGCGTTGATGTTGTTTTGTGCATATGCAGATGAACCACCGGCAACAGTTGTACCAGGGCTGTTTAGAATCTGATCAGCGGTGAATACAAGATCAGAAGGAACATGGAGTGAGCGGGTTGAAGCGCCAATTAGAATACCACGATCATCCTTAATCTTGGTTACTGCAATGGTTGCAGTTTCAAGAGCAGATTCTGAAAGGTCGGTGGCACCAATGCTGTTGGATTGGTTGCCAGCACCTACAGTTGGGTGAGATGCACTGATAAGAGGAACACCGTCACCACCGTTGTAGCTAGCTGAGAATGCATTGTTGAAAACGTCTGCAGCCTTAACTTGCTTGGTGTTTGCCATTGCACGGGCAAGTGCCTTGGCACGAACCTTTGCAAAGGTGTCATAAAGGTTATCTTCCATAGCTTCTTCAGTGATGGCGAAGGCAAGAGCAATGGTTTCCATTGTGTAACGGGCAGTGTACCCTTCTTGTGCTTCATCATACTGAACGGCTGCACCTTCTGACTTAGTTGGGGCAGAGCCGAAGCCGGTGAATAGAACTTCTTCTTCAAACGCACGATCTGAATTTTCCATTTCGAAGAGTACGGCATGTTCGTCGTTGACTTCACCGTATTCTGTACCGAAAATTTCGTTAAGACCGGGGAGAAGTTCCTTTGCGATACTTGAGCGATTAATAGCCATTTTTCATTCTCCCTAATTATTAACCAGCGGAAACGCCGACAGTTGTGTAAGCGTTTACGTGACGTTTAAAGATAACTTCAACTCGTGGGTTTGCATCGCCAAGAGCGTTACCGGGTTCCTTGTAGGCACCTAGAACAGTCATTTGACCATCATCATCACGAGTAGCAGCTTCTAGACCATGACCTGACTTACCTGTGTAAGTTGAGCCAGCGCCTAGAGTTACGTTGAAAGTTGTTGAATAAACATCACCAGCGGTAACTGACGCATCAGCTTGAACAATGAAAGTTGCATCTGGATCATCATAAACAAAAGCAACAATGTTTGATGCGGAAGTTGAAGCTGGCCAATAACGACCATAAACTTGTTCGCCATCCTTTGTGTAGTTGACGCCAGCAAATACACCGAAGATTTCATCGGTGGTTGTGGCTACAACTTCAATGTTTCCGGCATTCATAAGAACAAGATCACCAGTGAAAATATTCGTATTGTAAGCAGAGGCAATTGTGTACTCTGACATACCAGTTGAATTTGGTGCGGAACCTTTCTTACGTGAAGGACGGAAACCATCAAGAGCTTTACTTAGAGCCATTTGATTTTCTCCTATGTTATAAAATTACCACGAAAACGGCTGGTCAAAAATTTTTGTTTACTTAACCTTTTTGAAAATTAGGTAAACGTCCTTGAACAACCGAAGATTTACTTGCATTTGAAATTGGCATACGAGAATCTTGATGTTGTTGTAGTTGTGAATTAACTGCATCCATCATTTCTCGGCTGCGATTTTCATAGAATGCTTTACGGGCGTTTGCTTTAGCAGTTGGAATTTTTGCTAGAGCTAAGTCTCCACGACAGACTGTGCCACTATAACGACCCTCATCCTTCACGAAGGAATTGTGAGCAATTTCTGGAACTTCTTCTGGAGTTACGAATACCCAACCATCTTGAACTCGCTTACCGACATTTTGAATGTCATCCTTTCCTCGAATGGAAACGCGAATCCACCTTAGTGACATACCTTGATCTGCAAAACGATCTCGAACATCGTCTGGAATTGCAAGGTAATCTGGTTCTTCAAAAGTATAATCTTCGTATTCTCGTTGTTCAGTTTCTCTTGTTGACTCACTACGTGATTCTAGTATATTACGTGTCATTTTAAATTATCCTCCACGCTTCTTTGTTAATACTGTGGTATACTCTCCATCAGCTTGATCTGCGATAAGCTTTTGTTCTGCATACCGCTCAAGTGGAATACCCCACCGATTTGCCATTTCAATATCTCGCTTTGTAAGTTTGATACGATTTGATCGGTTTGTGCTGGGGTTAGTAACAGTGCGTGACGCTCCACTAACCACTTGAGAAGGCTGTTTAACGGAAGCCTTCGGTTCCGAATTTACTTGCTGCTCTACCTCTTCGGTTTCAACTTGAGCCTGTGCTTGAAATTTATTTGGAAATGAATTACGAAGTCGTGCATCCACTTCACTATAAAATTCATCATCTGAAGGATCAAATCCTTCGTCTTTTAACTGGGCATCAATAGCCAAAGCTGCAGCAGTCATTAGTTGGTCTTGTCCAAACCAAGAATTGTTCATTGCCCACTCAACTGCCTTTGGATCATAGTCTGCAGGATTAGGAGTTTGAACTTGTTGTCTAGCTTGTGCTTGAACAGGTTGTTCATTATTAGTTTCTAAACTTCTCTGATAATTTTCATATGTGTGTTTAGTATCAGAAAGTTTACTTAATTCAAATTCAGCTTTATTGAGTAGGCGTTGCGCCGATACAATCTCATCTGCTTCGCCACTCTCTAAGGCTCTACGATATGCATTTTCAGCTAACTTAATTTGTTCTTGAAGTTGAATTTCATTTGAATCTAAATTATTTTTAAATGATGAAAGTAACTCTGTATCTTTTTGACGTAATTTACTTTCATAGTCTGAAATTCTACGTTCAAGTTCCGAGATTTTATCTTCTCGTTCTTTTCGTTGCTTAATGAGTTGTCGAATACGTTTCTGTGCACCACTGGTTTCAATACCATTTAGTTCTGGTGTTTCAGTTTTTTCTTGAACCTGTGGTTTTTCTTGTTCTTCACTTTCTTGAGCTTGTTCTTGAGGATCATCTTGCTCAAGTTCATATTCAATTTTTGTTTCTTCTTTTTCTTTTTGAGTATTTAAATTCGCCCAATCAGAAACTTCTTCTTCTTCATATTCTACAGCCTTAGATTCAGCCATTTATTTTCTCTCTTTCTCTACGCCATTGCGAAATGGTCGGTTACGCTTTAATACATACTTCTAAAATACAATACTAAAACTAGTTATACAAATTGTTAATTAGATAAGTTATAGGAAGTATCAAGATCACTGGGATCATCTACCTTCATAATAACTTGATCATCAAATAATAATAGAAGTTTTACACCACGATACTTCATTTTAACACCAGCATGTTTACCATAGCAAACGTAGTCACCTACGTTACACCACGGACCCTTTGGAAACTTATCCTTATCTTCATAAGCTAAGTCACCAAGAGCAATAACTCTTCCAACCGTTGTTAAATATGCAATATCGTCTTTCGTTGAATCGGGTAACAGAATACCGCCCCTAGTCTTTGACTTAATAGAAACTGGCCTAACTAAAATATGGAAGCCAGTTAAAGTTGGAAGATGATCTGGATCAGGAACATCTCCATCCGCAATCCATTCATCATTTTTTAAAGCTTTACTTAACTGTTGATGTAACATTGTTTTTATTTAAAATCCTCTTCATCATCAAGTTTTAATCTTTTACTAATAATATCTATTGCTATATCAATGGCATTACTTAAACCATCAGAATAACCAACTAGATACCGATATTCAGAATAATCTGAAGCTGCACCTGATGCAAGAGAATTTATAACTGCGTTTCGTTTTTCTTCGATACCCCTTCGAATATCAGACGTAATTAACATTTTAAATTACTTAGCCTTGTTACCCTTTACTGGCTTTGGAGCTTCATAGGTTTCGGCTTCATACTTGCTTAGAATACCAGTTTTGGCACGAACGGAATAATTTTCAGAAGGAACCTTACTCCAATCACCTACGTCCTTACCATTTGATTTGTATGTAAATGACATTTAATTAATCTCCTTTTTTAATTTGTTCAATATTGACTTTATTCGTTTCTTTCATTTGCTGTTCTAATAGTTTTAGAACTGCCATTCCCTTCTGTAGATTTTCATTATCCGTTGTTTTAGACAACTCTGCAAGAATTTTTAGTGCATCCTGAGTTTGCTTTAGTTGACGATCCTTAGCTTTTTCTTCTCGATTGAGAAGATTGGAAGCACCTTCTACATAGGCTTCTAGAGCAAGTTCCTTTTCCTTTAGATCAAGCTCACGAGTCTTGATAATACTTGCTGCATTTTCCTTTGCCATTTGAGATTGAAGTTTACGCTCTTCAATATCCAATCTACGACCTTCCATCATAACCATTTGTTCTTCTGGAGATGGTGGAGCTTTAGCTGCTTGTTGATTTGCTACCAATACTTGCTGTGCAGCTTGAGCCATAATCTGTTCTACGACACGAGGATCAACATTCTCTTGACCTTGCATAAGTTGACGGGTTACACCATTCATTTGTTCTTGATATTTAAGAACTGAATGCTCTTGAATATTAGCAGCTAGAATTGGAGTAATCCGTTGCATGATTGGATTGGCACCATTTACTGGGTCTTGCATATAAGCCATCTTTACTTTGATATGAGCTTCATGATCTTGACCCGGAAAAGCTCGAATTGCTAAACCTTTAGATGCAGCTAAAATATCAGATACCGGATCAAGTGGTTTTGGTTGTGGCTTTTTAGGAAGGATCAAATCAATATTTGGAATATTTGCAGAACGTAGAATTGTTTTGTGTAGCTCTTCCGTATTATACATGCCTGAAGGGGCTTGCTGGGCCATCTGGAGTGCCATCTGAGCCATCATCATCTTATGGGCGGATGATGGAATATTTGGATCGGATACTGGAATAACATCAATACGACCATCAAAATCTTTTCGCATGATATTATCTTGACCTTGAGATACATCAAATGGATAGTATTCAGGCATTGACTCGTAATTGATACGAGCTAGAATCTTTAGTTCTTCCCGTTGTGAGTGATGTAGCCGTTTATGGACTGCAGTAAAGAACTTACTTGAGGCTTCGAGTAAAGCCATTGTCGTTCCGACTGGACCATAGGAAGCTGCATCGCTAATAACCTGTTCCGTATTGTCTGCAAACTTTTGACCTGATGCCGCTACAAATTGAAGCATTTGATAAAGAGTTTGAGAAGGTTCCTTATATGGAAGTGGAACAATTGATTTACTTAGATCAAGACCTGTAGCTTCAACTTCCTTGAACTCGCCGGGAGCAATTGGATCATCGTCACCTGAAATTCGAACACCCTTAGCTCTGAAACCGGCGGGAAGGTTTGCAAACTGCCCAGCATCAATTAGACTACGCATTGCAGATGTAGCGGATGCGGTTAGATTTCCTAACATATGAATATAACCAATACCATAGAAACCAAGTGCGGGAACAAAACGATA